CAGGCTGCTGCTGTGCAGACGCAGCACATCGCTGGGGTCATGCACCTGATCAGCGAGCTTGGCCACCACGCGGGAATCAAGGCGTAGGTTGCGCACCTCACCCTGCAGCTTCTCAATCTGCTGCTGGTAGGAGCTTTCGCGGTCGCGGAATTGCTGCTCGTAGGTCTTGAGGGCGTCTTGGTACTGGCCCTTGGATTCCAGCTGCTGCTGCTCCACCTTGCGCTTGAACTCCAGCAGCTCCTGCACATCCACGCCATCGGGGATCTCGGGGAGCTTTTTCTGGAGTTGCTTTTTCTCGTTGAGCAGTTCTTGGTTCTTGCGGCGCATGGCCTCCAGTTCAGCTTGGAGGGCCGTGGTATCAGAGGCGGACGACTCCACAGGAGTGTCCAGCTGTTCTTCAGGCATGGATTAGCCCACAGGGCTGGATTGCTCCGTAGGTTGCCGATCAACGCTCGGCAGCTCCTGCAGCGCACCCTGCAGCTGCTGCTCTGTGGCCTTCAAGCGCGACTGCTGCTGTGCGGCGGTGGCTTCAATCTCAGCGTCCACGTTGAAGTCGTCGTAGAGCCACTCACCATCAGCCAGCTGGATCAGCAGGGTTTCCTGCGTGATGTCGCCGGCATTGCGCAGCTGGATTAGCTGCTGCACATGCGCCGGCTCCAGCGTCTTGGCCACGAAGTCGTTGTTGACCATGCTGCTGCCGCCTGTAGGCAGGTTCAGGAAGCGAGCGTGAAAGCGCAAGCAGTTGTCAATCAGATCCTGCAGGCCGAGGGCCACCTGCATCAGGGCCGCATCGCCTTGGCTGCGGTCAATCGCCTTGGACTGCGCCGCCTGGTTGGTCATGTTCTGACCGAGGATCGCGGCCAGGCCCAGCTCGGCGATCTGCTTTTCGATGCGCTCCAGCTGCTGCAGCTGGAAGCCATAGCTGGTGCCCTGCGGCTCAACGAACTCAGCGCGAGCATCCACCGGCAAGGCCATGGCCGAATCCGGGCCGGCGGTGATCTCGTCCAGCTCGGCCGGCACGCCGTAGAGGTGGAAACGCGGCACCGCTGCCAGGTGCAGCTGGTTGCTGAGGTCGGAGCCGACGCGGTAGCTCTGCAGGTTGAGGTGGGCGATCTCCTCCAGCGGCGGGGTGGACTCCATGAACGCTGTGCGGTTGCTGTAGGCCACCGCAAAGGGGATCTCATCGAGGGTGGTGGTGCCTTCGCTGATCAGTTCCCAGTCACGGGTGCGGCTGGCCTGCTTGCGGTACAGGCGGAACGCACCGGGTTCCAGCACGCGCACCTGCTCCACCAGCTCCTCGCCAAACTCGCCGTAGGGCACCACCACCCGCTCCAGCAGGCGCAGCTGCGTCAGCTTCTGCGTGCCACCCACCACATCGGTGCGCCAGCCGAGGATGTCTCGCGGGGTGTAGCCCACCCAGTACGGGCGGTTGAAGTCCTGCACCGGGCTGTCGTCGCCCTCGTCGCCTCGGGGGAAGTCCACCAGCACGCCGACGTGGCCGTAGCGGATGCAGGTGCGGGCCAGCTGGTTGGCGTAGACGTTGAGGTCATTGCCCTGCAGGTCCACATCAAAGAGCTGCTCGCTCATCACATCCGGCACGTTGTCGAGGCGGACCGGTTTGCGGGTCAGCATCCCGGCCAGCATCTGCTCAGTGCGCGCCAGGTACGGCGGGCAGACGGACCGCAGCAGGCGTGCCCGGTAGGCCTCGTCGGATTCCTTCGGCTCCTGCGGCAGGTAGCGGCGACCAGCGGCCTGCAGCTGCAGCGTGCCGCCAGTCAGCTCCTCAATCAGCTCCCAGCGGGGTTGCATCCGCTGCCAGGCAATGCCGGGATCGTGAACCTTCAGATCCTGCAGGCTGAGGATCGGGGTCAGATCAGTGGCAGCGAGCGTATGCACAGCGCTTTTTGCCTAGGTTTCCGATCAGTAGAGCCGCAGGTTGCGCACCGCCTTGCCGGCCGAGGCCTTCCACGGTGCCACCGGGTCGTAGACGCCGATGATGCCGTAGGACAACGCATCCCAGCCGTGATCGTGGCCTGATTCCTTGTCCGGCATGTTGGTGCCATCCTTGAAGGTCAGGTTGCGCAGGCTCTTGATTGTCTGCTTACAGCGTGGGTGGATGAACAAGCGGCGGTTGCCGTTGGCATCGCAGACCATGGCGTTGATGGCATTGCGCTTGTCGTCCTGCATGTAGGGGCGCTTGTTCTCCGACACCCAAAGCCCCCGCTGACGGAGGATGCCATGGTCGGTCTTGCCGCCGGCTGAGGTCTTGCGGGCATGGCCCGTGGGGTCTGGGTAAACGCGGATCGTGCGGTCGGGGTAGCGGCGCAGCAGCTCCGAGGCTGCTTCATCCGTGTGCGTCTCACGAATGTGGATCTCGTCGAACGCATGGAACTGGTTGCCGACCTTCTGGCCGATGATCCAGTGCATCGGTGAAACGTTGAAGTCAGCGCAAACGATCAGCTCACCGCCAAGGTCTTCCAGGTCGTCGCGGATGTTGTCGTCGTTGAAGTCAGGGACAACGCGGCCGACGAGGTTGACAAAGGAGGCCTCGTATTCCTGAGAGAAGGTACGAGGGTCAAGGGTGCGGCGGGCAGCCTCGATCTCGTCAGCGCTGACCTGGCCACCTTCGAGGGTGTTGAAGGTGAAGCAAGAGGCTTGCGGGTCGTCGTCAGCAGCGTCCCAGGCTTCAGCGAACCAGTTCAGGCCGGCGGGTGTGGTGGTGAACCAGGCAGGGCCCTGCTGATCCGAGAGGGCAGGGCGCAAGACCATGGTCCAAGCGTCTTCGCGGACGTAGGCGGCCTCATCAATGACGCAGCCTGACAACGAAATTCCGCGCAGGCGGTCTGGGTCTTCGGCGCCTTTGAGGTAGATGGTGCTGCCGTTGGCAAGGTGAACCGACAGTTCGGTTTCGTTCTTGCGGTCAAAGACCTCGGGCGGGACCATCTGCTTGAGCTGCACCCAAGCGATCTGCTTCGCCATGCGGTAGGTGGGCGCGACGTAGTAGAAAAGGCCGCCGGGGCGCTCCAGGCCCCAGTTGATGAGGCGGGTGAGGGAGAGGTAGGTCTTGCCAAAGCGACGGCCAGAGCAGAGGTAGGTAAAGCGGGTGTTGGCGTCGTAGACGGTGCGCTGGGGGTCGGTGAGAGAGGTGTAAAGCTGCTGCTGAAGGGCTGCAAGGCGGTCGGCGTGCGCCGTTGGCTGCATGAAAGCACCGACCAAGGCATTAGGCGCGACCTCGTAGTTGAGACCCAGCATCAGGTCATTTCAAACTTGAGAAGTGAGGCCTGCGCCTTGAGGTACTGAAGAGCTGCCAGCCGGTTTTGCGTGGTTACCCGGTCGTCGCGGTCATCAGGGTTCAGCTCTTGCCACATCCAGTCCTGCATCTCGGCAACAGCCTGCGCCAGCCACTCGGGCCGTGCAACTTCAAGGTCGCGGTCTAGCAGCTTGCGAGCCTCTGCAAGGTAGTTGTCTGCGGTTCTATCGCTTACTCCCCACTTTTTTGAAGCATGTTGAACGATGCGAAAACGTGAGGCGCCTTTAACCAAAAGGCGATAGACCTCATGAATCCGCTGTATTTTTTCGTGCTCGGAGGTCTTAACTGCCATGGCCGGAGTTTAACCGGAAGCGGGCATCAAGAGGATGCCGTCTGCCGCGAGGATGTTCAGTCGCAGTTCGGCATCGTCCAAGTTGTCGGCCCAGATGCTGGCCATGCGAGGGTTGCGCTCAGGGTCTACGCGGTAGAGGAAGAGGTACTGCCCCTGCAGGGGGTGAATGGCCGAGGAGGGGATGAAGGCACCCGTGAGCTTGAAGGTGCCGAGCAGGTTGATGGCGATGTGCTCCGCATCAGCAAAGGTCACGTCCAGATCAATGACCAGGCCGAACGGGTCACCGTCAAAGGGGTGGTTAGCGACGATCGACCACGGCTCCATGGTCCTGGCGTTGTGGTTAGGTTGCCGAGAGGGGAATGATGGTGATGAGGGCTCCGGGGTGCTCGGTGCCGACGGTGTAGCGCTTGGTGTAGGAGGAAACGGCAATGCGGGCGTCATCTTGAAGGAGGCCAGCATCGACCAGAGCGTCTTCAGTAGAGCGCAGGCACTTGGAGCCATCGGGCTTGACGGAATGGAAGGCTGGAGCGGTGGGGCGCAGAGCGCCTTTGCTGGTGTAGTGGGACTTGGGACGGGGGAAGAGGAAGACGCAGGAGAGGGAGACGGGGCCGAGGATGGTGGGATGGTTGAGGTTGACGGCGGCCTGCTGCACCAGGTAGCGCCAGGGCTTGAGGTTCTTGCAGGATTCGACCATCACCCCGTTGCCTACGTGCCGCTTGCTGCCCTGAGGCTGAGGCGCCATGCCGGCCACGGTGAAGGTGATGGCGCTCATGCCTTGGGTTGCCGCACTTCCCAGAAGCTGGTCTGCTTCACCTCGGCCTCGCCTAGGGCGATGGCGAGTTTCTCGGCGGCCTTCAGCTGCTCACGCTGGTCGCTGATGTGCTCCGGATAGGTGTACGACTTGCGGATGCGACGGGTGATCTTGTAGTCGTTCCATTCCATTGCTTCCTCTGCTTCACCCGCTTCCACCAGTTGATCCAACGCGTCAAGGAGTGTTTGTCGTCTCGCTTGAAGGGCCTTTTCATGCTGGGCCAGCTCGGTCAACTCCTCCAGTGTGGCGTCAAGTGAGGGCGAGGATGATGAGGCCGGCGATGAGCAGGCAAGACCAGAGGAAGAGGATGGCGTCAGCGTGGCGATTGAGGAAGCTGCGGCGGGTGGTGCGGTGCGTGCGGCGGGCATGACGAGTACGGCGACGGGTGAAGGTGGGCAGGGAGGGCTCAGTCCTGATCGACGCGGATGACA